GCGTTTGGATTAACTGAATTAAAAATGGTATAATCTTGAAAGCTTCTCACACCATTATTTAATCTTATTGGCCCATCTTAAACTCAATACTTTCAGATTTCATTTCTTGCAGAGGCAATTTAACGCTTTCAATCGGTGTAGTGAGTGTTGTAGCAGAAAACTGCATATAGACACCGTTTACTTGGTTGCACGAATCGCACTTAAAGGTGTTTTTGCGATTGAGCTGTATAGGAACATTATTATTTTGTTTACAATATGCACAAGACAGGCCAACTACAAACTTGGATAGTTGCTCTAATGCTTGAATCTCAAGCTCTTGGACAACAGCATTTTGCTTTTGAATTAGATAGGAGTTCCATACTGCAAATCCAATAATTTGGACTAACAGGCTAATCCAAAACCACGACCAAAAGGTTCCTACAATTGCACCTCCAGCTAGTCCAAAAATTGAGGAAATAATAATTGTTCCAACTAAAGATGCTGCTAGGATTGTTAGCTCAAGCCGTTTCATTTTCTTTTATTACCTTATCATACAACACATCTGTAATAGAATCAACATAATTCAGGATATCAAGCGGCTTTAGATCATTGAATTTTTCGAAATCAATGCTTCGTTCTTCGCATTTATCTGCAATTACATCTACAGCTTCTTTTAAAGCAGCCCAACGACACAATTCATAGAGACTCATGTCTTCGAGCTTTACAATGCATTTTGGATACTTAGTTGAGTTAATGTTTTTCATGTGTCTATCATGTCCTATGCTGAAGGACATGACAACTCTAAACTTTCTTCAAAGATTTCTTGGGGAAGTTGCTCAACAAAAGATAAGACACCTTTCTTAATTGAAAGTGTGAAGTCTTTAAAGCTCATATAAAATTGTGTTGCTCCTGGAACGTACAAAAATTCATGACAATCCTCTAAGCTTTTTACAAAAATGAGAAAATCTCCAGCTCTTTCGATGTTAAAAGCATAAAACCCCCGTTCAGTTGGCTCATAATCTGTAGATTTATTGTCATGTTTTTTAAACACAAAATTAATTACTATAAATACTCTTGTTGTTCAAGAGCCCTGTGTTTAATAAATAATTACTGTGATATATCGACCTTACACATCTAACGGTGGCGTTCCTGGAGCTGGAACTGGACCAATTAAGCCACAACCCTACCCACAAACTACATTGCTAGGAGCTTTTGTATCACGTTTACCATATGCGTATCAAATCATTGACGCAATGGTTAAAAACAATCCTAAATTTTACGAATTCAAAAATCAGACATCTCTAAGAGATGAGATGTTACAAGATCAATCTGTCTTTTTATCGCAGGGTCCAAGTCAAGACACTTATGGCACAGGAGTACCAGGTTCCTTTGCAATTAATAAAGACTATCAAGCATTTGTATACGCCAATATCGATAAAGATAAAGGCAGACGTTTAATGGATTATCGTAGGATGGCTGCTTATGCTGAGCTAGCTGATTGTTTAGATGAAATTTGTGATGAGTGTGTTGTCGTGAACGATAAGGAAGAAATCGTTCAGTTTAAAGTTAAAGGAACCTATAGCAAAACAGTACAAGACACACTAGTAAAGGAGTTTAATAATTTTATTCAAATATTTGATTTGGAAAATACGGGCTGGGAAAAATTTAGACAATTGCTTGTTGATGGAGAGCTATTTTATGAAAATCTTATTAAAGAAGGTAGAGAAGATCTTGGTATTATCGGTCTTATGTCAATTCCTTCAGAATTGATTAATCCTGTATTTCACAATGTTCAGAACGAATTACTAAAAGGCTTTTTGCTTCAAAAGCCTGTCATTGGTCCAACACAATCAATTAACACAGAAGACCAAACACAATTGCTATTTCTTCAAAAGGCTCAAGTTACGTATATTAACTCTGATATTTGGAATGAATTCAGAACTTTCAGGCTTCCTTTTATTGAAAACGCAAAAAGAGCTTATCGACAACTAAGCTTGATTGAAGACTCTGTTGTTATTTATCGTTTGGTAAGAGCACCAGAAAGACTTGTATTTAAAGTCTATACTGGTAATATGCCTCCACCAAAAGCTGAATCGTATATTAAAGGTCTAATGATGAAGTATTGGTCTAAAAAGACCTTTAATGGCTCAGAAGGACGCGTAACAAACATCTACGACCCCCAATCAATGCTTGATGCTTATTGGTTTCCCGTTGATGCTCAAGGCAAAGGAACAGACGTTTCAACACTTCCTTCTGGTGGAGCTCTAGGGGAAATTAAAGACCTTGATTACTTTTTAACAAAACTTTATAAGAGTCTCAAGGTTCCTATTTCAAGATTTTTAACACCTGGAGATCCGTTTAAAGATGGAGCAGAAATTACACGAGATGAACTAAGGTTTGCTCGTTTTATTATTCGTATCCAAAGCCAGTTCGCTGCTGGCATTAAACAAACATTTATTACCCATTTAAAACTTAAAGGTTTGTGGGACGAATATAAATTAAAAGACCAAGCACTGAAGGTTAAACTTAATGTACCAACCTCATTTATGGCAATGCGTAACCAGCAATTGCTTACAATGAAGTTTGAAAACTATAATACAGCAACACAAGGAGAAGCAATTTCTAAATCATTTGCTCAAAAATATTACTTAGATTGGTCTGCAGATGAAATGAAAGAAAACAGAGAGTGGCAACGTAGAGATGCTGCTCTTGCTTGGGAACTTGCTAAGATTGCAGAAATGGGTCCAAATTTTAGAGAACAACTCGCTCTTCAGCTTACAAGCGGAGGAGAAGCTGGAGGAGAAGAAGCCTCTGCTTTAGGTGGTGGAGGTGGTGGAGCGTCTGGTGGTGGTTCTGAAATTCCTGAGTTTGGTGGCGGAGGAGAAGCAGCTCCAGAAGATGAAGCTGGTGGTGCTGAAACTCCTACAACTCCAACTGGAGAAGGCGCAGGAGGTGCACCAACAGCTCCCGCTGAGGCTCCTCCAGTTGTATAAGTATAAATATGCCAGTCATTCCTACAGGATATCGTGGAGGAACAACATTTAATCCTTCAGTAACCTCTTACGATACACTTTCATTTCGTATTCAAAGACAGCTTGGAGCTCCTTTGATCAACCTCGAAATTTCTGATGAACAAGTGTACGATTGCATCACCGATTCAATTGAGTATTTTACAAAATGGGCTGGTTATACTGAAGAATATTTGGTTTTTGATTCAAAATTGTATAAATCTGGAGTTGGAATTAAAGTTGATGATTTAATTAACAAAACACCAGAAATGTATAAATCTTTAACAGCTAACCTTTCAGCTGGCTACGATTATGATATGGCTTCATATAGAAAAGTTACAGACTGCTTTTGTTTTGAAAAAGGAGAAGATACAGGCATTAATACGCTCTTTACGATGGAACAGGCCATGGCACAGCAAATTTATTCTAGCTACATGATTGGTAACTTTGGCTTTGATCTCATTACATGGGAAACACTAAAAAGCTTTATTGATACACGCAACAAAGTTCTTGCAATGACAACTCAATTTAGGTTTGATCCCAGAACACAAATACTAAGACTTCTGCCAGAACCAAAAAGTGATCATACCTATCTAGGAGTTGTTGGTTGCTATATTGAAAGACCTATTAAAGATCTTATTAGAGAACGATGGGTTCAAAAGTATGCTTTAGCTTTGACAAAAATTGCAGTCGCTAGAGTTAGAGAAAAATATTCAGGCACAAATCTTTTCGGTGGAGGACAGGTTAATAGTCAAACTTTATTAGGAGAAGGTATAAAAGAAAAAGAAACACTTGAACAAGAGCTAATGAACTCCTACCAAGACAACGCTCCTCCAACATTTTTTATTGGATAATAAATCTAATCTTTTTTAAAAAGGACTGTCTAATATATATGAGGTATTACCTTTTAGCATTCCTAGTTTGGTTGCTGCTTTTATGTTCCGTAAGAGCAGAGCCAATGATTCAGTACTTTAACACCTCATGGGCTGAGATAACTCAAAAGATGCCAGAGCTGGCTGAAGTAGGTTACGAATCAATTTGGGTGCCTCCTCCAACAAAAGCAGGCTCTCAGTTCTCAGTTGGTTATGACCTCTTTGACCCTTTTGATTTAGGCTCCAAAGATCAAAAAGGAGGTTATAGTACAAAGTACGGCACTTATACAGAGCTCGTAGACCTTATTGAAACAGCGCATCGCTTTGGCATTAGAGTCTATTTTGATAATATAATGAATCATAGAGGTTTTGATACACCTCTCTATAATACAAATAGCCCAGCTAATTTATATCCGGGACTTGTACCAGAAGACTTTCACCTCCGATCATTTGTAACTAATGGAGTAACTCTTTATCGCAAATGGGACAATACTCGCAATTGGGGTGATGAATGGCAGGTTTATAATTTAGGTTTAGCTGATTTGATTGACATAGCGCAAGAGCCCGGTGAATGGAATCACAATCACGGGCCATCTGAAGGTTGGTGGACAAGAAAGCCAAGGATAGTTAGAGATGCTGATAACCCTGAATACTACTATTGGGATGCCACCGGCAAATATGTAGGCTTTGGACCTGACAATGGTCTAACTAAAGAATATATTTTAGCTAATTCTAATTCTTATAGAGAGTTTGTTCAAGACTATCTCAACAGAGCGGCTAGATGGCTTGTTGCAACAACATATGTAGATGGTTTTAGATTAGATGCTGTGAAGCATGCAAGAGCTGATTTCTTTGGTGCTAATTTCGGTAATGATAAAGATTTTTCTGATTATGGCTACACAGGACAGATTCAAAGACAGTTTAATATAACTAGAGGTTTCTCAGATCGCAATCATAGAGATACTGTTTTTGATACAGAAAAAGGAAGAGATGATGCTATGATATTTGGCGAGCATTTAGGTGAACCTCCACCTTATGGTCCTTACATTAATGCTGGGATGAGACTTATTGATAACCCTTTAAAGAATAGTTTAGATAGTAGATTAGGTAATCCTTCAAATGGCTTATGGGGGTTTGATCAACCCGGCTCTGGAGGCTTCGCACCTGAAGTTGCTGTTACTCATGCTCAATCTCATGACATCGGTTGGTCAACTCACAGACATTTACAACATGCATTTTACTTCACTAGAGCTGGCTTACCCCTAATCTATACAGATGGTAACTATCATGCTGGGCTTCTACAAGGCTCTGGTGGAGAATTTCCTAGAATAGCTAACACAGCATTCCTTGGTCAATGGAATGATCCCAGAATACCTAACTTAGTTTATATTCACAATCACTTTGCTAGAGGTTATCAGAAAGGTATTTGGTCAGATGCTGATTTGGTTGTCTATGAAAGAATAGATAAGAGGGAAAATCAAAGCATGGGTGACTGGGATGGGGTTACAGGCATAATGATGATCAATGATAATATGGCTGCCGGTAGAGGGGAAGCTCGAGTTAAATCTTCTTTTCCTTCTAATGCTTTCCTCTACCAGTATGCCACAGGTCCTAATGGTTCAGGTCAAACAGGCTTTTACAAGTATGCTTGGGAGTTAGGTAATGTAATTGTTCCACCAGGAGGTTATTATTTCTTCTCTTGGCGCACACCTGAGACTCCTTCTATGTGGGACGGCTTCTCCCCTATAACAATCCTTCAAAATGGTAAGGCAGCAGACTTTATTAAAGTAACAAGAAAAGATGGGACAAATGGAGATGCAGCATTTAATCCTTATGGTTTATCAGATACTAACAAAACTGATTACTCATATGATATAGCTGTCCCTTATATTACTAATGGTTCTAGTTTATCATTTATTGTTAATGTAGATGGTTCAGCAGAAACGGTTAGATTAAAGCTAGATGGAGGCTGGGATGTAAATTCATTTGTAGGCTTAGGGCCTCAGACAGGTGATAAAAGAGATGCACCTCCAGGCTTAACAACTGATACATTCCTTGGTTATGAGTTTATGCAATTTGTTCATAGAGCAAAAGAGAAATTTGCAGCTGCTAATACATCAAGAAATGTTATTGGATCCCCGGGTGCTGAAACTTATATTGTCAATACCAATACAGTAACAGTTAATAATGGTGCAGGAGTGAATGATTCCTTTCAAACAGCTCAATGGGTATATCATAACCCTAATGACTTCTATGAAGGAACATCTTTTAGACAGTTAAGAAGAGTTCTAAGCTACTATCAAATTTACTTTAAGACAGGTTACCAGTATGATGTAGACCAAGCTTGGGTTTATTATACTGATTCATTAAATGAATTTCCGGAAGCTTCAGTTGGTTCACCAAAAGGAACAACTAAAGTAGTTAAAGCTAGATGGCTTAAGAATGGAGCCCCAGATGCTACAGGTAGAAAGACAGATTGGTGGACAGTAACAATTCCTTATAATGGAAAGCATGTAAAGTATAAAGTTGCTGCTCTCAATACAAAAGCTGATTCTGTATTCCCTAATAGCCCTTATAATGTTTCATTAAAGAGAAAAATGGAAACAGAATTTCAAATTGCTAACTTTAATGCTACTGAAACTGAATATTATGTTCACAATGATTACTCAATAAAAAGAAAAGGCCTCACAGAAGGCTTTCATATATTAAGAGCAAGAGCATATCTCAAAAGACCAGGACAGGCTTCTCTTTATAATACCTTCACACAAGTCTTCTACTATGATGCAAAAAATCCAGAAGGTACAGTTAAGTTTCCTTCTGATAATCAAGAACTTACATCATTTGATTATGAATTTGTAGTACATACAGATCATACAGTAAAGGAAGTTCTTTATAACATTGTTGATTCTGATCCTCTCAATGATGATACAAATGTAGGTAGAAATTATGGTAATGGAAACAAAGCTGATGGAACACCTTCATGGGGTGTGATTCCAACTGTAAGAGCTATTAATGATTCAGGTAACGGAATGACAAAGGAATGGAGATTCAAATACATTAACATTCCTGCTTCTGGAACAGCTTCAGTTAACTTAGTATTAAGAGAAACAGCATCACCGAAGAAAGAAGATATCAAATCAATTACACCCGGCAAGTACGGCCTTGTAACAAAGACCTATAATACAAAAGCTCCAGCACAGGCTGTTGGCTGGTTATGGCCAGATTGGCAGGGCGGTACAACAGAAATTAAAAGTAGATCTTGGAGATTTAAAACTTGGGTATCAGCCTCTTATACCGATTGGTTAAGAGATTTAGCTCTTCTAAGAAAGAGGGTAACAATAGAGATTGAAGGTGCACCTGAAGCTATTCGCTATATTATAATCAGTCCATTCCTTACGAGATACTTTGCAGGATGGGACTCTCATCATGTAGACTTTATTTTACCTTTAGGTCTCCCTGCAGGTATTTACAAGATACATATCACAGGCACTAATGATACAGGTAGAAAAGTTACAGCAACAAGAACAATTTGGTATAATCCGTAAATTTTAACTGTTAAATGTATAAATACAAGTATGGATTTCAATTTATTAGTTGAAGAGGTTTTATTGGAAGCTGCTAAATGCACAGGACCAACAAAAAAGGCCTCTAGTAACCGTAAAGGCAAGAAATGGATGAAATGTGTTCGTCAGCCAAACGGTTCTTATAAAAGAGTACATTGGGGACAAGCTGGTGTAAGAGTCACCGGTAAATCCGGCAACACGAAACGTAAAAAAGCTTTCAGAGCTCGTCACAAATGTTCTTCAGCAAAAGCTGGTTCAGCACAAGCTCAAGCATGTAAGGATTGGTAAAATTATGCCGTACAAAGTATACAAAAAAGGTTCTGGTTATAAGACTTGTAAAAAGGGAGGCAATAAATGTTTCTCTAACAAACCGATGTCTAAAGAAAAGGCTCAAACTCAAATGAAAGCAATGTATGCTAACGAATCGTTACTTACAGAAGAAGAATATGCTGACACGTTGGAATATTTTAAGCTTTGGAAATACCCAAAAGCCAATCAGTATCAAACATGGTTTAAGTTAGCAAGTGGAAAAAACGTTTTAGTTGTACTTGTTTTTTCAACTGGAGAAACAATGGATGATATAGATTATATTGAAACCCGTGTAACCGACGGAGACTTTCCAAACATCCAAATTTTTGAAGATCCTCAATCAGAAGAAGCCAAAAGAATTCTCAGCCACTATGGTTTAACTGGTGATGATATTGAAAATGCCGGAGAAGAAAGCTACGAAAGAATTAACAGATATGTTCCTCAATCAGAAGAAGGAAAAATAAAAGAGAGCCTTGAATATGAGAAGCTATTTGGGTTAATTATGGTTAGTGAATCGAAAACAAACACGTAAGTTTAAACAGGGAGTTTTTCGTCCTGTATATCCTGCAAAATATAAAGGTACGTTTCCTATACTGTATCGTAGCTCATGGGAAGGCAAAATGATGAGATGGTGTGATCACAACCCTTCCGTTGTGTCTTGGGGTTCTGAGTCTGTTGTCATACCTTATCAAAATCCTCTTACAGGAAAAGTATCTAGATATTTTGTAGACTTCAACGTATTAATGAGAGATAGAGAAGGACAGCTTAAGAAGTTTTTAGTGGAAATTAAGCCACATGCTCAAACACTACCTCCTTCACAACAAACTCGAAACACAAAAGCTCTTGCAAGACGTCAAGCTGAATATATTAAAAACCAAGCTAAGTGGCAAGCAGCTACAGCTTGGAGCGTTAAAAAAGGATATGAGTTTGTTGTTTTAACGGAAAAACATTTACGGGTTTAGCTAAGCCAGCCAACTTGAAAGTATTGTCGACCTGAAAGAGTTGTTGTATATGTTTGGATTGATACTCCAGGAGCCTGAGCTGAAGGAACTTGGATAGTTCTCTTGCTTGAACTTACTGTAGGTGTTGCTGTATTCCATGGAATAATTTTTAGTTTGTTTGCTATATTTGTAATGCGACAGCCAATAGTATAATCTGGAAAAGAAACATTTGGTCCTGCAAATAAAAGACCAATGCACTTCCAAGCAGATGCTGATGGAACGTTTGAACTTAACAATGCAAACATTGCTGATCCAGAGTCTCCTCCTCTACCTGGTACAACGTCTCCTCGAACAAAAAATGAGTTAGTAAAATTTGAGTAAGTATTACTATATAGACCAACAACAGCAGAATTAAGCTGATAAACAGACAAATTGCAACTATTTGTATAACCAGGAAACCCAACAGGACCGCACGTTCTGCCAGATCTAAAAATAGGAGCTTTATAATTTGGAGATGATGGGTTTACCAACGAGTCTATTTCTGCGTCCGTTGCAAATTCATATGGAGCAAGCTCACTAAAGTTTACTACGTTTCCACTTGTATTGTTAATTATATCATATGATTTTAGGGATAAAATTGCTGCATCGCAAGATGTATCTGCAATGACAGGAATGCCGCCTATAAAATAACTAGTTGCAGGATTATTATCTCCAACTACAACTGCTCTTTTACATGTTCCTATATAGTCAGCTTGCTGTGAGCTACCATACGGAGAGTGTGATATGCTTGCTGGTTGTCTTGAGCTAATCGGCAACACTGTTGTATAGCCATCTTCATTGGTGTTTTTAATCAACGCATTAACACAACTTCCTCCATAAACATGGTTATTTGATAATGCAACAATCTGACCATCTGTTTGATCTCTAACCAATAAACCAAGAGTTGCATCTGTTCCTCCAAATGAAATGCTACTAATACCTCCTTTTAGAGGTCTGTAGTTTTTTCTATTTGAAAGAACTGGTTCGCTGGGATTATAAATTGTTGGTTGACCGCTATAACAGTCATCTAATAGCTTTTGACACACAACAGGTTCATTAACGTCTGTTCTAACCATTGAGCCATCCACTTCTAAATATTTTGGAATTTGCTCTTCAAAAGGAATAGCACTTAAAGGAAGTTTTTCAGAAACCGTAAACAACAAGCAATATTCTCCCGTTTCAACTCCATTTTTAATTTTTGGTCCCCAGCCAAGACCTACAACGTTATAAGGCAGATCTTTAACATCCGTTTCTCTGACCCACTTTAAAATGTTTGCTACATCGCTCATTAGTAATCTAATATACTTATAATTCCACTCATTGCACTATGAATTGTGCACTGATAGTAGATTGTGTTTGGTGTTGATTGGGTTGGAGTAAAAAGTATTCTATCTCCAATAATTCCTGTTGCTGGGCTATTATTCCATGTTCCGGGTATTGCAGTTGATGTATCTCCTAAAGCAGCTCTTAAAACAAACGGATGACTACCTAAACCAAATGGAATAAAGTCGTAATTGGTTCCCCTAAAACACGTTAGAGAAGGATTGTTGGTACCAAACTGAGAGATGCTATACGACGTTCCGTTAGTTGTAATTTCTAAAGGAATATAGTCAGCAGCTAAAAGCATCACCGTAGAAGCTGTAGGTGTTGGAGTTGGAGTAGCTGGAGATGGAGAAGGTGTTGGAGTTGGAGTAACCGTGCCACTAGGTGTAGGTGTTGGACAAGGATTTTGAGTTACAGTTGTACCAAAAAACCAAGAAGCTTGCCAAGGGAAGTAAACATCTCCAGTACTGTTATAAACAGCAGTATTTGTTTGATCTATAACTCTCCATCTAAACTGGCCTAGAATACTACTCCATTCTAAGAAGTTGGCTCCTGGACCAGGAGAGATATATCTCGGTCTTCCATTATGATAATCAAAAAATGAATATGTTGCATTAATATTAGTAATTTGACTTGAACCTCGTACACACACAAAGCTAGCAGCAATTGGAGTAATAGTTGGGGTTGGTGTAGGAGTTGCAGTAAACGTAGGAGAAGGAGTAGGAGTTGATGTTGGAGGAGGTGTATATGGAGCAACTTTAATACTATTAAAATACAAATCATTTAATGCGTTACCTTGCTCAGTATTTTCAACATAAAACTCTAAAGCTAAAATATCTGCTACGGCTGAAAGAGTTGTTAAAGATACAAGACCGTCTCCTCTTCTATATAAACCAATATCATATACAAGATTAGATCTACGATATACAAGAGTATCAAAAATAGATGTCTGAGAATAGGCCAAGTTTAAAGTCTGTGGCCATGTTTGATCTGTTGTAACTGCACTTACACGATATGTATCATTAGTTACTGCAAACTCCCAAACTACTCTTCCGTTTGTACCTTGCTCTTTTACTCTAAGTCCTTTGTTACCATTTCTATAAGCAACTGCTAAAGCAGCAGAAAGAACTGATCCTTGAGTTATTGGATTTTGCAAACTTCTATCTAACCTGTTTATATTAAAAAGATCTGGATTTGCCCACGCTGCCCAAGATCTATCAGCAGTATCAATATTACCAACTCCACGAACAGCTGTAGAATAAATGTACTGACCAGCATTATTTACTATAGTGATACTCCAAGGATTTAATCCAAAACCTTGATTGGAAGCATTATTTAAAGTTGTATAGCCTGCTGCAGTATCTTGAATAACTTGAGTAGCTGTAGGAGTTGGACTGGGAGAAGGTGTTGGTGTTGGAGTAGTAGTTCCAGAAGGCGTTGGAGTAAATCCAGGAGTTCCTGTTATTGTAGGTGTTGGAGTTGGAACATTTTCATCTGATATGAAAATAACGTTGCCTGTATTGCCTGACACAAGAACAAAGCGATTGTTATGAAAAAGTACATCTGATACTGAACTAAAACCAGTTGGAAGAGTTGTTGAAAACCATGTTAATCCATCCGTAGAGTATGCTCCTTGTGGGCCAGAACTCGGAACAATTAAAAATTTTCCGTTTCCGTAAATAATTTTTCTCATGGAATACGAAAAAACTTGTGAAAACACACGAGTCCAGCTAATACCATCTGTTGAGTAATATATTTCTGCATTTGTGCTAGAAATTCCAATAAACTTTCCGTTACCATAGGCTACACTGGTAAAGTTTACTGTTATCGGAGCTCCTCCAAAAAAATATTGAAAACGTATCCAATCAACACCATTTGTTGAATATATACCAGCTGATGAACCAAGAGCAACATACTTTCCGCTACCGTAAGTAATACAATCCCATGCATCAGTGGTTGTATTTGGAGGAGTTATAATAGTCCAATTTATTCCATCTACCGAACGAGCTATTTGATTTGGAGTTCCTCCTACGTTGGATATACCAAGATAACCAACAGCAACAAAACCGTTATCTCCATACTGAACATCTACATAACCACGAAATTGACCGTTGATGGTAGGAAAGACTCTTTCAATCCAAATGAACCCATCAGTGCTTGTATAGTAAGCTCCTCCATTTATCGGAGCCCCCAAAGCAACAAAAATTCCATTTCCGTATGCAACTTTTTTTCCGCTAATATAATAGACTTGATATGGTAGTGCTTGCAAAGTCCATGTGTAAGCATCATTCGAAACAGCAATAAAATTTGATCCTGGTACAAATGCAATATACGGATTTCCACCAGCTAATGCAGTCCAGTTAGAAATAACCGGAAGAATGCGCGTTTGCCAATTGAATGGATCTGGAAGAGGGGTAGATGTTGGTGTAGGAGGTGGAGTAGCTGTAGGAAATGGAGTTTGGGAAGGGCAAGGGTTTTGGCTGATAATAGGAGCTGGATCGTATTCAGGTAAAACACTCTGCCAACCTACTAACGGAACAGTTATAGATGATGAAGTGTTGTAATAATAAACATTTGGAACAAAGCCTGGGGTATTGGTGCTTACCATTTGCCATGTAGGTGGATTCAATACCTCATTTTTATATACTTTTAGTTCGGTGTATGTTTGGTTTTGATAACCAGGCAGCAAACCAAAAACTCCAAAATTCCAAAAACCGTATTGATACTGACCGTTAAATGCAGTAAGACCAGCATTAGAAACACAAAGTTGAGCAAAAGGAGTTACTGTTGGGGTTGGACTTGGTGTTGGAGTGGGAGGTAGTTGTTCAACAATCAGTCTACCAGAATCTTCTTGTAACAAAAGATCTGTATGGGATCCTTCCAAAGCAATAAAGTTAACAGTTTTTTGTGTAGCAGATGGCGTTGGTGTTGGAGTTGGAGTATGTGTTCCTGTAATAGTGGGAGTTGGACCTGGAGTTAGTGTTACAGGAATTGTAGGGAAAGGAGTCCGAGTCGGAGAAGGGGTTGGTGTAGGACCTGTTCCAGAGGGTGTAGGTGTTGGAGTTGGAGTACCAAAATACTTGATATCAAGAGGCTTTCCACCAACTTGAAAAAAACGACCAGACCTTGAAGACTCAATAGCTGAGTCTACTCTTTCTCTTAATTCGTAAGCCTTACCCTGGTTTTCCACAGTCTTATTTATTAAAAAACCGACCTGTATAAACCATTTAAATTATTGTTCAGCTGTGTAGATTACCCTATTAAGTCTCTTACCATCTGCAAAATTAATAACTACTTCTGCATAACCTTTATCTAATTGGATAATCTTATCTACGTAAGAAACTCCCGTTGCCTTTGCAATGTTGTATAAGTTTTCTACGACTGTTGTTGCTTCAGATTCAGTTAAATCAGTTGCTTCAACGGTAGTAAAGCCCGAACCAGCGTGTACTAAAGTGTAACGAGAGGTATCAAGAGGCTCGTTATAGGCTAGCTGAACAGTACCTAAAGTTCCATTATTTTCAGAGTCTGTGTAAATGTTGCTGTACTGGTCGTAAATTTCTACTTTTTTCATATCTCTTATTTATTCTTTCTTTTAGTAAATAGCAATGTTGTTGAAGCATATACCTTGTAAGCTGTTGCCATCAAAGCATCTATTAACATAAACTTCAAGACCACCAACACCACCTGCACTAGTAAAGCTAGCTGATGCTCTATCAGCTGCACTAAAGTCACTTCCACGCACAACAAGCACATTAGTTGTAGTAGAAGTTGCTCTATATGCTGACAAATTAATAATCGAGGTTTGACTATATGCCCAACCCGTATCTGGTCCATTAAAATAATAATCATCAGCATCTTGTCTAACCTCAAAGTTAACCAAGAAGCTAGTAAAGTTTTTATCTTGCCATAGATTGAATCCTTTATAACCACTCCGAAAAGCAACTGCAAATTGAGCAGACAATGATTGACCAACAGCAAGAACGTTATCAAATGATCTATAAGCTGTTGCATAGTTATTCGAGTTATCCCAAGCTCTCATATGGAAACACTGACCACTTGTATCTATATTACCAAAGCCCATTGAGTTTGATGACGAGAGTTGATATAAGCCGTTATTGGTTGTTGTAAAATCCCATGCAGCAAATCCATTACCACCATCTGAACCTTCTGTCCACGTTCCAGTGTAATTAGCAGCATTATCACCAAGCGTTGCTGTAGGAGTTGGTGTTGGAGTAGCTGAAGAGCTTGGAGATGGAGAAGGTGTTGGAGTAAGTGTTACAGTTCCACTTGGAGTTGGTGTAGGAGTTTCACTCTCCGTTGGAGATGGGCTCGGTGAAGGACTTGGCGTTGGTGTTGGAGTACCGCTCTCAGTTGGAGATGGGCTCGGTGAAGGACTTGGAGTAGGAGTTGGTGTTCCACTCTCCGTTGGAGATGGGCTCGGTGATGGAGTTGGTGTTAAAGTAACAGTTCCACTTGGAGTTGGGGTTGGAGTTCCACTCTCAGTAGGAGAAGGTGTTGGAGTAAGTGTTACAGTTCCACTTGGAGTAGGAGTTGGTGTTCCACTCTCCGTTGGAGATGGGCTCGGTGAAGGACTTGGAGTAGGAGTTGGTGTTCCACTCTCCGTTGGAGATGGGCTCGGTGATGGAGTTGGTGTTAAAGTAACAGTTCCACTTGGAGTTGGGGTTGGGAAAGGTGTGTCTTCAGGAGTTGGTGAAGGTGTAGGCGTTAGTGTAACTGTTCCACTAGGAGTAGGAGATGGGCTTGGCGTAGGTGTAGGTGTTCCGCTTTCAGTTGGTGATGGACTTGGCGTTGGTGTTGGAGTACCACTCTCAGTAGGAGATGGGCTTGGTGAAGGACTTGGAGTTGGTGTTTCACTCTCAGTAGGTGATGGAGTTGGTGTTAAAGTAACTGTGCCACTAGGTGTAGGTGTTGGTGTTTCACTCTCAGTAGGTGATGGAGTTGGTGTTGGTGTTCCACTCTCAGTTAGGCTTGGAGTTGGTGTTAAAGTAACTGTGCCACTAGGTGTAGGAGTTGGTGTTCCACTCTCAGTAGGTGATGGAGTTGGTGTTGGAGTTCCACTCTCAGTTAGGCTTGGAGTTGGTGTTGGTGTTCCACTCTCAGTAGGTGATGGAGTTGGTGTTGGAGTTGGAATTGGAAGTTCGTAAACCTTAAGCTTATTGAAGAAAAGATTGTTTAGTACATTTCCTCCACTACCAGGATCAGAATTTTCAGTATTACTGACAATAAACCACAAGCCGCCTACTACTCCAGTTACGGTTGATACTACAGCTTTATTTTCATAACCTTGAGGCCATGATGTAACAGTAAATGTATTAGATGCAATTTGATGGGCAACAATATTGATTGGAGATACTGAAGCTTCTGAATACAACCAATTTGTAGCTTGATCTTGGATCTCGTAGGTATTACTAGCTACTTCAAACTTCCATAAAATAGTATCACCAGCAGGATTTAGAATAGCTGCTAGTTTATAACCATTTCTAAAAACAACAGCCACAGCAGCAGATAAAGCATAACCGGAAGTAAGTGATGTATTTAAAAGACGCTTTGTTTGAGATTCGTTTCCAGATGGACTACCTATAGTTACAGAACCATACATTCCAAAAGATTTACTGTCTGTATCAATGTTTGCAAAGCCATTAGTAACACTTGAACCTAAAAACTGACCACTGTTGTTGGTATTATTAAAGCTCCACTGTTGAAATCCAGTACCTTGATCACTTCCATTTGTCCAAGTTGTATAGTTTGTAGCACTATCTTCTCCAGTAGATTGAAACTCTGTAGTTGTCGGACTTGGCGAAGGACTTGGCGAAGGGCTTGGAGTTGGGGTTGGAGTACCACTTTCAGTAGGCGAAGGACTTGGAGTTGGTGTTGGAGTTCCACTCTCAGTAGGCGATGGGGAATTGGAAGGAGTTGGGGTTGGAGTTCCACTCTCAGTAGGTGATGGAGTTGGAGTTGGAGTACCACTTTCAGTAGGCGAAGGACTTGGAGTTGGTGTTGGAGTTTCACTCTCAGTAGGTGATGGAGTTGGTGTTAAAGTAACTGTGCCACTAGGTGTAGGAGTTGGTGTTTCACTCTCAGTAGGTGATGGAGTTGGTGTTGGAGTTCCACTCTCAGTAGGTGATGGAGTTGGTGTTGGAGAGGTTGTTGGAGTAAATGTTGGGAAAGGAGTAATCGAAGGTGTTGGTGTTGGAGTACCACTAGTTGTTGGTGAAGGACTTGGTGTTGGAGTAGGAGTAGAGCTTACAGTTGTTGAAGGACTTGGAGTAGGAGTTGGAGTTGTTGAAGGACTTGGAGTAGGAGTTGGACAATTGATTTGTAGAACTGTAGGCGTTCCCAAAGCTCCATTTTGAGGAGACCAAATGGAACCCCATGGTGCATCAGATACCGTTCCATAATAAAAAATTACATAATTTTCCGTGGTAAACATACTCCAAGTCTGGTTTACATTTTTAATCATAAACCACTGATGGTTTTCTGCGCCAGTAAAATAATTTGGTCCAGCCCAAGCGTTTCCACCTGGAGCTGATTGACTATAAATACCATTTGCTTCAACAAAACCAGCTTCAGAAACTAAAGCACAATATTGTAAATTTGGATCTAAAGTAGAAGTAGGTGTTGGTGTAGGAGATGGACTTGGTGAAGGAGAAGGAGAAGGTGTAGGAGTTGGTGTACCACTTTCTGTGGGGGTTGGAGAGTGTGTTGGCAAAGGAGTAGCTGAGCCAGTTGGTGTTGGAGAAGGACTTGGGCTTGGGCTTGGAGACGGACTTGGAGTAGGAGACGCACTTGAAGTAGGAGATGGCGTTGGAGAAGGACTTGGGCTTGGGCTTGGAGACGGACTTGGAGTAGGAGATGGAGACGGGCTTGGAGAAGGGCTTGGAGTAGGCGTTGGAAAAGGAGGATAAGCAGAAATTGGATCCAGTTGAAATCTGGCTTGAGAAACACCTAAAATCAATGAACCGGTTGTAAAATAAGAAAGTGTATATGTTCTATCAGTATACGCAGCAGTCAATGAAGCCATCTGACCAACACTTAAAGAGGTTACGTTAACCGAAAGCATTGATGTTGCTGAAAGAGTTATTCTGCAATTTAATAGCGATAGAGGGTCATAAACGTTTGTAATTTTTACTCCGTCAATACCATCTAATCTCAAATTAAAATTCGAGACATCTGTTTTAACAATGAAATATGTAAAAGGCTGAGTTAAGTTAAAAGTCTGTCCGCTGAATTGAGCGTAAGTATAAGTCGGAATAGGCTGCAAGGGAATCCTAAGATCAGGATTATTTTTAATAACACCAGAACCTATATTATTGTATAAGTTTTTAACCCTTTTTCGGAAGTTATATGGAAATCTCTCAGCCACCGCAGTTATTTATTAAATTATAACTTCTTTTATGTTTATGTTATATGTTTTGCCAATATAGTCAGGACTATAAACTACATTAGGCACACAAGTTATATGTTTTGTACATTGTTCCCCTTGATCATTACAAGTGTGACAAGGATAATCCACAATAGGAAAATCACTGTAACTTAAAATTACTCCGTTTTCATCAATTAAAGCATATTTTGTCATATTAATAAATTCTTATAATTTCTACTTTTGGGTGTTGAGAGAACAAAGGCAAACCATCATTTCCTCCAGCGACTGTGCTTGAAGGAAAAGGT